CGAAATATCAAATCTACTTGAGAAGAGAAAGTTCTTTCGTCATCACTGAACAAATCGCGCTCACCGTCGAATGAGCAGGATTGTACTTTAATGCTTTCAATCGTTTCATTCATGCGAACGAATGCGCTTCTAATATACGAAACTGCGTTCTGTGTGTCAGCATATGAAGTTGAAACAATCGTGACTCTGACATTCATTTCATCGAGATGTGAGTCGCTGTCTTTTGAACTCTGCGCGTCGTTGACGACGATCTCATATATCGCGAAAGGATGTTGTGCTGTTTGTGCGCCAACAAGCGGATAGACTCTACCGCTGAACAAAGTGTTCAGATCAGAATCATTGTCAAACTTGTATTTGATGACTTTACCAATCATTTGAGTGACGCTTTTACTTGTTTATCAAGAAACGCTTTCATCAGAGACTTGAATGTTGTTCTGACGAGAGAGAGTCCTCCTTTTTTTGCTTTCTCTGCAAAGCCTAAGTTGGCTCCTTTGACGTATTGCCCGTACTTGTTGATGAATCCGTACTCAACAAAGTGAGCAAACCAACCACCTTTTTCTGGATCAGAATATCTGCCTTTCACTCTTGCACCTACTGAGAGCGAAGAGAAAGTCTGATGTTTTCTGACTCGAGTGTTGATGATACCGATCGACTTCTTCAAAGTCCCTTTTGGTATCTCTGCATACACACCGCCGTATCTGTACACTTTGAAACTTGATTCATCAGTGATGTTCGCTTTGAAACGCGCCACCATAGGCTTCAGAGACGCTCTCTGAACTTTTCTGATGTCTTTTGTCTCAACACTATTCGAAAGAGTGTCAAGTTCTTTGAATGCACGTTCAAACTCACGCATCAAAACATCCTCATCAAAGCCAATGAAGTTCTTGCTTTTCACAGAACTTCTTGACATCATTCTTTCAGCAGTTGTGCCCATGATCAGTCTGTCAGTCTTGTTTCTATACGCTGAAAAGAATCTCTCGATTCATCGCTGATGATCGCTTCAATTTTGTACGTCTTATTGTTGTAGACGATACGCATCTGTTCATTGATGTCTGATCGATAGCGAATGAAAAAATGTACTTTTTTCACTGCAACGAGTTGATCAGACTGCTCGTTTTCAGATCCAGACTTTTCAACGACTTTCGACCAAACAGAAGCAAGTGTTGTGAACGACTTGTTGAGTTGTCCAAATGCATCAGTTGAAGACGTAAACGTCTGAAGCGTGATTCGTCTGTCGAGTTGTCCAGCTTGTTTGATCATCAGAATGTGAAGATTCTGTACGGGTTCCATAAATACTCTGAAGCAGTCGGCAATCTCTTCACGCTGTCAGCGCGTTGATCGTAAAGATCAGAGATGACGAGCATCATTCCTTGAATCAACGGTTTTGGAATCGCTGAGACATCTGTGCCGACAACGTATCTGACGATCACTTGATTCACTACACCAGCCGCCGCAAACCAACCAGCAGTTGATTGCACTCTTGCGGGTTCTGAAATCAAATCAGTCACATACTGATCAGAAGTCAATGAGACTTCAGATCCAATTTCATCGACATATTTGACTGAAGATATTGAAGAAACCGGTCCTCTTGACAGATAGATCAGATTCGACAAGTTGTTCCATGAGTTTGTAGGGAACTTGTCAAAATACTCATCAATCGTCGTGCTGACAAGAAGTCTTCTTGTGTACTCTTCACACATCTGTCGAGACGCAGTGATCAAAGCAATGATCAAGTTGTCGTCATCTGAGTGATCAACACGCAAAAAGTTCTTTGCTTCAGCAAGAGTGATTGGCTCAGAGGCCGCCGCAGTTACAATATCAAATGCCATTGTCTATCGTGTTTCCTTTTTCGTTGTCTTTTTGACCGCTTTCTTTGCTCTGGCTTTTGCTGGTTCAGCAACTACTTCACAGAATCGTGCGTTCAAAAAATCTCTTGCAATGTCTTCTGAGTGGATGTCCACTACCGCATTTTTGCGATAGTGGAATCCATTCCCAGAGACAGATTTCAAAAATCTGACTTTCATGATTAGGCTTGAGCCAAGTATTTCACTGCACGAGTGTCAAGAACTTTTGAGTCCTTACGAGCATATGAAACAAATCCTACCTCAAGTTCATCCATGTAACGTTCGTTCAAACGTACCATCTGAACACCACCAGCAGAGCGAACAACAAACTTGCTGAAGTCAGCCGCCAATAACGTTTTGTTGCCAGTCGTAATTGCTGACTCCATATCGTTGTTATAGTAGATGTTATATCCGAATAGTTTGTCTGGCTGTCCCGCTTCCATTGAAGGAATAAAGATCGGGAAGTCATTTGCAGAACCAAGGCCTAAAGCACGAATGGCCGCGATCACATTGTCGTGAGCCATAAGACCGAATGTTGGCTTGTTGCGGTAGCTTGGATCAATGCTGTGAATCAAGTCAAGGATGTCATCAGCCGCGATTGCAGTTGCAGAGGCTGCGGTTTTTCCTAATGTTGCGCCAGTGATGATTCCTTGTGGTTGGCTTGAGCCAGTACCAGTTGTGAATGCACCGTTTGTTGCACGAGCAATTCTTTCACCCATTGCCTCAGCAAGGAAAGAATTCAAATCGAATGCGTTGTCTTGCAACAACTGCATAGAAACGCGCACTTGGCTTGCGTAGTTGTAAGCACTCAACTGAGCGTTTGCGAATGTCATGTCTTGAACGGTTACAGCGGCCGCTTCAGTAGTTAAGCCAGCATCCGTTGCAGTGTCGTTGATGGTTGGGTAATCCAACAATGCGCCACCAGCAGTGTTCAATTTCTTTGCAAGACGCTCAACTTCACCAGTGAACAATGTCGCCATGTCCAACTCGTTTGAGAACTCTTGAGGTACTAAGAAACCACCCAAGCTATCAGTACCAGCTACCTGCGTAGAAGTACCTCTCATTTCAGCCATCATGTTGCGCTCTTCAGCGTTTAATGATCCCATGCCAGAGCGTAGGTACTTGCCGAATGCTTCAGTGCGTGTTGCTTTCGGAGATGCTTGACGCGCCTCAGCATTTGCAGCCAATTCTTTTTTCATTTCAGCCGCACGTTCGAGAGTGTCGATCTGATCTTTGATGCCACGAGCATCAGACTCCATTGCGTCGAATTTCGACTTTTCTTCAGCGTTCAAAGAACGTCCTTCTTTTTGAGCATTCTCAACAATCGCCGTTGCGTTCTTGATCAACTCAGCGCGTTGTCCGCGCAGTTCGATGTTTTTCATCTTCTAAAAATTTAGGGTTTTCAATTTATAAACATAAATGTCGGAATCATTCTCTTCTGTTTTAACTTCAACAGAAGCGTCTTCAGAAGACGTGTCTGTTTTTGCTTCAACTTCAGATTCTGACGCCAAATCTCGTTGCTTGAGTTCACTTGTTGCGTCGGGGTAAGCCGGCTGGGCAACTGGTGAAACATCCAACAAACGTGATACTTTCTCAATGATTCGATATGTTGTGCCGTTGCGTTCTTCCCAACGATCACGATCGATCAAAAATGCGAACGAACTTTGATTGATGTCGCCTCTTTTCATGAGTTCCATCAAATCGTTCGCGTATGTTGTATTCGGTAGATCTACTTCATAGTAGAGACCTTTTTTGTCTGTGCTGATTCTTAGTGTGCCAGAAGAGACACGGCCCAAGATCAAGTTTTCGTCATGATTGAAATACGCACGAACATCATTGTCGAGAACATCGTCAAATGCTCCGCGCTCAATTTGTTCGTAGAAACCACCCATCCATTCGCTGTCAGAGCCGTAGACGGCCGCATAGCCTCTGATCGTGTTGCCTTCGTACTCAGCAGTCTCCATTCTGAACTCGCGCTCTTCTCTGATCACTGAACTCTTGCGAACTTCAGCATCAAACTTCTCGAGTGTGCTGAATCTGTGAGCAACGTTCAACGCTGGCTTTCTTTCAACATACGCATCAGTTTCTGAGTCGAATCGATAGATTCTGATGAGCGCCGCTGGGTCATCTTCTGATCCTTTGACTTTGAATCCAGAATCTGCTTCAACTTCTCCGTCACGCTCGACTTGTATGATACGACCGTAAGCAGAGCCGCCAGATGACGACCAGCGAACGAAGTCACCGACAGATAGTGAATCTGCTTCTGCGCGATTTTCAAGAGCAGAGGCGTCTTCTGAGACGTCTTCTCGTTGCTCTCCTTTGCCGAATGTGATGACGATCTCATCATCAGTCTCGACAACGTTCTTGATGTGACGTTCTGATTTGTCTTCCATTTTTTCAATTGTGCTTTTTGCCCAGCGAAGCATTGCATCACCGCCCCATGCATCGTACATTATTGATCCGCAAATCTCTTTTTGATCTTCATCAAAGTATTTGCCTTGATCATAGACTTTCGCTCTACTTAAAAAAGAAAACGTTCTGACAAGAGTGTCTTTTGAAATCGTTTCTCTTTTCGCAAGTTGATTTGCACGTTGCCAACCTACGGGTGTTCCGCAGTCAGAGCCGTGCTTTTCGCGATGCGCGAGAGCGCGTTTTGCATTGTTTGTCGCCGCTTCTGGGTAATTATTGTACGGCATCGTCGTTCTCTTCAGTCGTTTGTGCTGATCCTACTTCAGTCATATTCAAAGGTTGCAAGTACGCATCACCGCCTTCTATTGGAGTCAAGTTCTCCATTCTTCTGACATCATTTGCGCTGATCCAGCCCCATTGACGTCCTTTTGTATATGCTTCGTACCGTGACTTGATATCACCGCGAAGTAAGCCTTCCATGTTGAATCTGATGTAATACTCAGAATCTGAAACAAAGAGTTTTCTGTTGAACTCAGATTCCCAGCGTTTGACCCATGGTAGGATCGTGTTTCTCTGGAATTGAATTCCTTGTTCTTCGATGTTTGCTCTTGTGCTTGAGTTCTCGAGACTGCCTAAGTATGCGAGTGGAATTCTGAAGAATCTTGCGATATCTTCAACTGCAAATTTTCTTGTGCTGATGAACTGCGATTCTTGCGGACTGATGCTCATCTTCTCGACTTTCATTCCTTCTTCAAGAATTGCAGTCTTGTGAGAGTTGTCAAGTCCAGAGTTGCGTTGATGCCATGATCTGATCATGCGCTTGTATGCTTCGTCTGATAATCTACCCGGGTGTGTGAGAACAGCAGAGATGTTTGCTCCGTTGCCGAAGAAAGATCCGCCGAAGCGATCAGCCGCAAGACCGAGACCTATTGATTCGCGAGCCGCTTCGATGACAGACTT